TTGTGCACCATGAGGTAAGGATACCATAGGCCACCCTGCCATAGCTTCGTAACAGCTCGCAGCATCTAACTCACCTTCAGTAACAACAATACGTTTACCAGTACTAGGAAAACGATGCTGACCAAATAAGGTGTTAGTGGAAACTCCTTCATATCTAAAGTCCTTGCGTTTGGTTTTAGTTTTAACTCCCTGCAGAACTCCATCTTCGGTGAAGTACGGGAATCTTAGCGTTTGATCATACTGATAGATCTGATAGAATTGACATGTTTTGACTGATATATTCCTCTTCTGCAGCCGTTCGGCTGAGCCTAAAAGGTGGATTTGATCGCTCATTTGATGAGTGTGAATAACATCGTCTTCGCCTGTTGTACGACTATGACAGACGAAACAGAAAGTGTGACCGTCTGAATACAATGATTTTGCATCAGACGATCCACAGTTTTCGCAAGGCATATGCATCACGAATTCATTCTCGGTCATCTTTCGATTAGCCAATCAAGCGGAATGTTTTGGAATGAGGTCCATGGTATATCATGTTTCTCACACCATTGAGCGTATGTAGTTTTTGATCGTTTACTTATGGTGTTAAAGGGTGATTGAAAGACCATACGCAGATCTATATCTGGATTCTGTTCTTTAACACTTTTAATTTTCCTTCTGTCCTCGCCGTCCCAATATCCCTTACATTCTAGAATAACTCCATTAGGGAGTATAAAGTCTGGTGTGTAGTTGTGCGGGATCGTATAAGAGAAGCGAGTTCTTTCATATTCAAATGTAACATCGAGGTTTTGTAATAGGTCTGCAACTTTCTCTTCAAGTTGGGAGCGGTACTTAGAAGTCTTCTTCTTCGGCTTGGTCATCTGTAGTAGGAGTAACGTTCGGATCGCTTGTCTTAAAGCCCGAGGTTCTCCCGAATAAGTCAGCGACTTCGTTCGCATCTAAGTCTCCAGTATCTACTCCAGCTTCTCCTTTTACTGAGACAACTTGTACGCCAACCAGCTTAAGAGAGCTACCATAGGTAACCCCATCCCGTAGAATGTAAGGCTTTTGATAGAAACCCAATTTAACAGTAGATCCGCCATACAAAGGTGTTTTAGCATCAGTAACAGGTGTGCCCTCCGTATCAACAACAGGTGGGCGGTTGTCCTCATTCCATGAGAACTTGATTTTATATTTACCTTCAGCAACCTCTTCCCAGGGTTCTGGTTTACAAGAGGAACGCTTAGGGTTCTTCAGTTTTGATTCACACCACTTGAGTACTTCAGTCCTTTCAGACTCTAGCTTATCAATGACATCCTCTCCAACTATTGCAGCTAGGGAGTAGCCAAACTTACTAGGAGCCATTACGGCTTGGAAACCCTCAAGGGTCACAGGTTTGTCAGTTGTGTGTATAGTTCTAGGCATCGCCTGTCAATGCCTCTTCAAGTGATTGAGGTTCATTGAGAACTTCAAGCTCTTTATTAAGCTCTTTACGATAACTAGTAAGATCATCGATACGCTTATCGATAGCCTCTATACGTTGTTGCATTGCATCCTTCTCAGCCTGTTTAAGCCTCTCTTCAGAGACCACAACAATTCTAGTTGGAGCAAAGGCATAATCAAATAATGAATACATTAGCAAAAGAAATAAGTGGATTTCAATACATTAGAGGGTTCAAGGTCTCCAATGATCGGGGGTTCAGTCTCCGCTCCAATTTGTTTAGCGAAGTCTTTTAAATAATCATGCTGTGCAAAGAGATGCATATAGGTCTCTCTGACTAGCGTTGACAGAATAGACATATCTGTCGCTCTACATAATACACTGTCATGGATCAAAGCAATGGGATGATCGAAGCGCATTGTAGCAAGATGTAACAATGAAGCATCGAGTGAATGGATTAGATTAGGAGCAGTTGCAGCTTTGTGCCTTGATCTGTCTACCTTGTCATCATCACCTGTAGCAACGGTTATCTTGCAAAGACCTAACAGTTGTAACTGCATAGTTTCCGTCTTTCTCTTCATTATCTTTTGATTGACAATGAAACCAGATGGTGTAGTCCATTCTAATTCTGAGACACCTCTAGCTAAAGCTCTAGACACCTCATCCTCTATCCATTTCATAACTCGCATAGGACCAGGCACAACACGGTGCATAGCCTCCCTAACTGCTTTAACAGTTTGAGTTAGCTCGTCTTTATCTATCTCTATACCTTTCTCTAAAAGTGCATCTTTGATGTATGTCCTATTAGAATAAGGTTTAGCATTATAAGGTATGGTCATGACTGTACGTTTAACGCACTTTCTATCCCATACTTGTCTTAATCTTTCAGGTATATTCCATCTAGACACCTGAGCTACTACCTTGTATGCATCTTGTGGCATAGGTGAGCGAGTTACATTAACTAACTCAGCAGTAGATTTGTCACGAGCGAGTCCAGCGAGGATCTGGAGTCCACTACAGGTAGCGTCTATCGCTACACATAATCCTGTAGTCTTCCT